CGCAGAATTTCAAGCTCTTGATCCAAAAGAGTTGCCTGCAACTACTTCCAGCAAGTATTTACCATCGTGGATTGATCCCCGGACTATGGATATGAAGAAGTGGTTTGAAGGACGAAATACTGAGGAAGAAGAAGAGAGATTTTTTGATTGTGCTGATATCACCGGTAGCCTGGACAAAATTGAGAGAGCTAAGGCAAATTTGGAAACGCGCCAGAAGCTCAAGAGATATTTTCAATATTTTACTGTTGGCGCTGCTGTAATGACCATCGGAGGAGTGATTGCCCGCTGGTTTTGCGGTGTTGCCAAGGAACAGGAAGAGAAGGAAATTGTTGAAGAGAGCAGATCGTATGGAGACCGTGGACCTGCCAATACTATTCGGCGAGAAGGATATTCTGGAAAAGATGTGGTGAATAACCAGATCCGACGTGAAGCTTTGGCGGAGGAAGAAGGTCTTGCTGATTGGTTCGGTAGGAAATGGCAAACGATGTTGATGGCATTGTATGGTGATCAAATGAAGAAGTACATTGACCAATTATGGGAATCTCGGAAGATTCCTATTGTTAAGAAGATGATGATGCTTGCTCATTGTGATCATAAGGAATTTTATTATCAGTTAAGACATGTGTGTGAAGAAGGACGATCGTGCAATCCTGAGATTGCGGAAATTTTCAAACATCCTATTGCTTGTGTTGTGATGACGCGCGGCATTTTGTACTCTGATGAGGAAATCAAATTAGCTTTCAGAACGACTCTGAAAAAGTACATGTCCCCAGAAGATCGAGATTTTTATGAAGCCGTTTGTGCCGATGTTATTCTCCAATCTTCGTATGAGGAATTGAATAAAGCCGTGTCAAGGACTGTGGATAAAAATGTTGTTTCATTGCCCACTTACAGTTCATTGTTGTCTGTTAATAAGGATCCCCGTGTTGATAATGATTTGTTGAAAGAACCAAACTTGGCGATTCCCGAAATGCCTTATGACATGAATGCCTGGTCCCTTGTCCGACACCGCCTGATGTATAATACTCTGCTCATGAAGAAGGAGAACGGAGGCGTGATGAACGCTTTTTCAATTGGTGGCCAGTGTGTTGTTACTAATGCCCATGCGTGTGAATGGATGAAAGGAAGTGAGAAACTCACTTTCACTTGCGTTAATCAATCTTTTGAAGTGTTTGTGTCTGATTTGCAAACGAAAGTTTTGGATGATGATGTGATGATTATGTATTCTGACAGATTTCCCCGATTTCGACGAGTGACTGACCAACTGATGAGTGAAGATGAAGTGGCCAAATCCCCAATGAACCGGATGCTGATGGTGCGGTACGCTGAAACGCCAAAGAAAGGGGACATGATTGTCCTAAGTTCTGGAGTGTCTCGGTATTACACCGGGAAAGAATTGAACTTTGCCAAACCTGGATCATCGGAAGTGAAGAAAACAGTAAACAGGTATGTGAAATACTCGATGGATACTGTTTATGGTGATTGTGGAGCCCCAATTGTGAATTTGGATCCAAGATCAGCACATAAGATCTGTGCTATTCACGCTTTCACAATGTGTTCTGGTGTGCCAGAGCTGTTGATGAACGGTGGAGTGATGGTGACCCGCGAAATGATCAGCGCAGGGATGGCAGACATTCCGAAGCAGTATTGGCCTGATATGCCTTCGGCTCCAGTAGCAAAGGTTGTTGATGGCGCGGCAGCCCTCCAGTGTTCAATCGAACCCCGGTATCTCCCAAACCGAACGAACTTCATCAAGAATCCCAACGCAGATGACCTGGCGAAGAAGCTTGGAACAGTTGTGAAGACTAAACCAGCTTACCTTCATCCAGTGATGATCAGCGACGAGAGGATTGATCCTTTGGTTAAGGGTCTGAGAAAAGTGCTACGACCAAATCATGCTGTTGACCCCAAGGATATCGATGATTTGCGAGAATTTCTGACTGGACATCTTCTTCAGAATTATTCTGGCAGCAAACGGAAAGGCAGAATTCTATCACCTCACGAATCGATTTTTGGATCTGAAGAGGTGGAACCTCTGGATTTGTCAACTTCACCGGGATTTGGCTGGAAACCATTGCCTGGGAAAACTGGCAAAACAACTTGGTTTGATGCTGAGAATGGAACGATTCATCCGGATTTTGTTGAAGTGTATAATGCAAAGATGTCGGCGTACAGATCTGGTTCTGTGGCCTTCCCAACGATCTTTAGTGCCACTTTGAAGGACGAAAGACGACCAATTGAGAAGGTGGAACAAGGCAAAACCCGTATTTTCTTTGCGGGACCCCAGGATTTCTCTGTGATGTTTCGTGTTTTCTTTTTGGATTTTATGAATTTTCTTCAGGACAATCGGATCTACAACGGAATTGCAGTCGGAATCAACGCGCTCGGACCTGAATGGACAGACATGTACAAGTATTTGAGATCATTTTCGCCAACAGTATTGGCAGGTGATTTTGAGAACTTTGATGGAACGAATGCTTTGGCCTTTCAAGACCTCTTTGTGGATGTTGCGAATGCTTTCTACAATGATGAGCATGATGAGATGCGGTGGAGATTATGGCGTGACGTGACGCATGCGAATGTGGCTTTGCGTGATACTGTGATCTCATTGGGACATGGTATGGCATCTGGTTGTCCTGCAACGGCTGTTGCAAATTCAGTGTATAATTTGTCAGTGTGTTTTTACTCTGCCGCAAAGATTATTCAGGAAACTGATGCTTGCACTTTTGCGCAAGCTTTGAACAAGGTGCGAGATGTTGTGCGTCCTGTGACTTATGGTGATGATTCAGTGATTGCTGTTGCCGAAAGTGTGCCCTACGATTTTAACCAATTTAGTGTAAAAATGAAGGACATTGGGATGACGTACACCAGCGAAGACAAGTCAGGTCCCGCTCGGTTGAAACCCCTCACTGAGGCAACGTTTTTGAAACGTGGCTTTCAAGTTCAGTGGGGAGCGTTCCGATTGGGACATATTGAGAAGCAAACTATTCATGAGCTTTTCTTTTGGCATCGTGACCATTTGGAACATGACACGCAAATTGTGACCAACATCGAAAATGGTTTGCGAGAACTGTCAATGTGGAATGACCAAGTTGAGTATGACCGCGTGGTGAAAATCGTGCGTAAGTACTGTCTCCAATTTCGACTCCAACCCCGAATCCAAACCATGGTTCGGAATATTGAGGAGGCGATGGGAATGCAGGTGGCATACTACCAATGTTCTGTGCCGAGACGATGTCCGTGTCCTCACGGATCGATGTGTTTGTATGGATGTCCGCAGTGTGCCGAAGATGAGATGCATGAAGATGCTTTGTTTGGCCTTGATGTCCACCCTGGTGGGCGACGGTTTTGGAATGAAGTCGACCCATGGTTGCATGCTAGTCCGGAATTTCGCAGTGTGATGACCGATGTTATTGAAAAGTGTGATGTTATTGGACCGACCTTGACGAATCGATTGCGGATGAACATCCAGAATGGGAGAAATCTTGATTCTGTTTTTGATTATCGTGAGCGCGCTTTGTGTCATGATGATTATCCCCGCCTTCGGATTATTGAGAAGAACGTGCTTGTGGAAAAAGATTTCCAGAAGTACATGACGCATTTTTATTTTTGTATGACTGAGGATGAACGTGCGTGTGTTGTTTTTCGAACCTTCCCAGTTTTCGGATCGATTGCTGAGATGGAGCAGGAATAGGTGTGTATTTGTCCGCAGACGGATGCACTGGTGTTCTGAATCCTGTGTGAATGAGCAGGGATATTTATCCTACAAGTATGCTTGACCGGCTCTTTGGGCAGCCCCCAGAAATAGGGTCAGTATATCTGTGTTGTAATTACATTAGCCG